AATAATAGAAGATAAAAATTTACCTGTTATTCCAATTAAATCAAAGAGTAATGGACTTCACATTTATGTATTCACAGCAGAAAAAGTACCTGCAACTTTAATCAGAGAATTTTTACAAAATTTATTATTTCTATTTGGTCTATCATCTAAGACAGAAATATTTCCTAAACAAACACAGTTAGGTATGAACCAAGACAACGTTAGAACTTCAGGATCTTTTATTAATTTACCTTATTTTAAAAAGACAGAACGTAAAGCATTACTGCCTGATGGAAAAGAATTAGAATTAGAAGATTTTTTAAATGTAGTAAAAGATAATTTACAAACAAAAGAATCATTAAAAGAAGTATCAAATAAAAAAGTAAAAGAAATATTAACTGGTGGACCTGAAGATTTATTAGATGGTCCTCCATGTTTACAAATGATATGCAAACAGGTACAGGAATCAGGAAACAAATTAAGTGATGAGAGAGATAGATTTTTATTTAACTACATGGTGTTTGTTAAAAAGAAACATAAAGATGATTGGAAGAAAAAATTATTACAAGCAGCTAGAGATTTTATAAAGTATGATGACACATGGGGTGATGATAAAGTAAATCAAAAAATAAAAAGTTGGGATAAAGATACAGCCGGACATACTTGTCATGACTTACCTATCTCTTCTTTTTGTGCAAAGGGAACTTGTCTTCGTAGAAAGTTTGGTATTGGTAGTCACAAAGAAAGTAGTTGGCCTCAAATATCTGGTTTAATAAAAATAGATTACAAACCTGATCCAGAATATTTTTTTAATGTTGAATTATCTGACAGTAAAGTTGTGCAGATACATGCAAAAACTATTAAAAAGATAGCTGAGATGAAAGAGATGAGAGCGCTTATAGCAGATCAAACATCTATATTTCCTCCCATTATTAAGAATAACGAATATCAGCCTATCCTGGACGCTCTATGGGCCACTAAAGAGGATATTAAACCACCTGCAGGTACTAATCCTATTGAGATGTTAAAGAAATATTTAGAAGATTATGTGAATGGACCTGAAGCTAAAACTTATGCTTCATTTAAAAGTGGAGCTGTACTCAAAGATGATGAATATTATTACTTTGATTATGATAAATTCTATGAGGAAATCAAAAGAAATGAATGGAATCAAGATCGACCTAGAACAGGTACTCTGGTAAAGACCTATTTCAAAGGTGAGTTTGGTGTTCAAAAAAGATTTCCAAAAGGAGAAAGTGAAAAGTCATTTCCACCTGTTAGATGTTTAAAAATACCAGCAGGTGATTTGATGAAAGAAGAAATACCAGATGAAAAAATAATAATAGAAGATAAGGAGAATATAGTATGACGAAGAAACTACCCAGTGTATTTGTATGTATGCCAACATACGATCAAATGCATGTTGCAACATGTTTATCATTAATAAAATTATTTGATAAATTTACTCAAGCTAAAATTAAAACTGAAGTAAGTACATTTAAATGTCCTTACGTTGGTTATGGAAGAAATGTTTTAACCGCATTGTTTTTAGCATCAGGTTATGACTATCAACTATTTATAGACTCAGACGTAGAGTTTGATCCAAAAGTAGTAGGAAGAATGTTGGTGTCAGAAAAAGATATGATATGCACACCATATAGAAAAAAGACACAAGACAGCACAATAAAATATTCTGTAGCTTTTAAAGATCCTACAGATATTAAAATAGATAATAAAGGACTCACAGAAATAACAGTAGGACCAGCTGGATTAACATTAGTTCATAGAAGAGTTTATGAAAAACTTATGAAGGATCATCCACATCTTAAAATAAAACAAAAAGAAGTTATTGGTGATGCTAATAAATATTTTTATAATTTTTGGGACACAGTTTTTGATCAAAAGTCTGGTTATTGGTGGGGAGAAGATACACATTTTTCTAATCTTGCAACACAAGCAGGATTTAAATTTTACGCTATAGTAGATGGTGAAACAACACATCATGGTAACTTTGGATACAAAGGAACTTTACTAGATACTTTTAAAAGGTCTGATGAAAAAGCCAATTAAAATATACGGACCACCTGGTACAGGTAAAACATTTAGATTAATACGTAGAGTTAATGCTTACATTAAAACAGGTACGCCTTATCACAAGATAGGTTACTTTGCTTTTACAAGAAAAGCAGCAGGTGAAGCTAGAAAAAGAATTGATGTAGATGAAAAGCAAGCTCCATATTTTCAAACTCTTCATGCATTTTGTTTTCATTTATTAAACAAAACTGAAGAAGATATTATTCAACCACATCACTATGAAGATTTAGGTAAGATGTTAAACGTAAGAGTTAGTTTTACAGATAAATATAATGATGAACAGACTCATTTTTTAACTTGTAACAATCCTTATTTTCAAATGATTGGCAGGGCTATTAACAAAGGTATAGATATAAAAGATGAATACAATCTTAATGAACATGATAGAAAAGATATATACTGGCCTACATTAAAACATATCGATTTAAATTTACAAGAATACAAAAAGAAAAATCATTTATTAGATTTTAATGATTTAATTACTCAAACTATAACTTCTAATAAGATTCCAAAATTTAAAGCTATCTTCATTGACGAAGCTCAAGACTTGTCTCCATTACAATGGAAATTGTATGATAAATTAAAAGAAAACTGTGATGATATGTATTTAGCTGGCGATGATGATCAAGCTATTTTTGCCTGGGCTGGAGCTGATGTCAACAGATTTATTAAAGAACCAGCTACTGAAAAAGTTTTAAGATATTCTAGAAGAGTATCAAAAGCTGTACAACAACAATCTCAAATAGCAGTGGATCGTATATCAGGCATCAGGAAACATAAAGAATATCTTCCTAGAAATGAAGAAGGTCATGCTCAACACATAAGTAATTTAGGACAAGTAGATCTTACAAAAGATAAATGGTTAATTCTTACAAGAACTAAAAGTAATTTGTTAGACATTGCTAAAGAATTAAAATCTAAAAATATTTATTATCAAACAAACAAAGGTAAAAGTTTTAATGTTGGTATTTATAATGCCGCTGTAGCTTATACTAAGTGGACTATTGATGGCATACTATCAGAAAAAGAAATCAATGACGTCAAAGATTATATTCCCAATGGGAATTGGAATTCTGAAAAAAATTGGTATGATATTTTCGTTGGTGATCAGAAAGAAATACTTTACATTCGAAATATAATTTCTGGGGGTGAAAAACTTTCTGAAAATGCAAGAGTGTGGTTATCTACAATTCATGCAGCGAAAGGTGGTGAAGAAGACAATGTAATATTATCTTTACACCAAGGTGCTAAAGTACAAAAAAGTATTCGTCTAAGTGTTGACAAACAAGATGAAGAGCATAGAGTATGGTATGTGGGCACCACAAGAGCAAGAAATAACTTATATAAACTGAAAGCAAAAAAAATATTAAAGGAGTATCAACTATGACACATAAAGATATATTTGAAGAATCATTTCCACAATACACCCAGGTAGGCGGGAATCACTATACAAAGTTTCCTATTCAACCATACGAATTCATTTCTAAAAATGATCTTTCGTTTTTTCAAGGCAACGTTGTAAAATACGTTTGTCGTTATCAGAGAAAAGGAGGAGCCGAAGATCTTAAAAAAATTGTACACTACTGTCAATTAGAATTATTAAAATTAAATGATATGAAAAAGAAAAAATAATGCCTAACAGAAATTTTAATGCAAAAAATATTACTATAAACAAACATAAGTTTCGTTTAGAAGTTTATGGTAGTTTGGTTGATTGGGAAATATTTCCTCATACTTATGACGCAGCCTTGTATGCATTTAGTAATAAACATAAATTAAACAAACTAGTAGAAAAGAAATACGTATTAGAAAAATGAAAATACCTAAATATTTAACACAGACTGAATGGGTAATGCCCACTGAATATCCTGATCTAAGAGATTACGATGAGATTGCAATTGACTTAGAGACACGTGATCCAGATTTAAAATCAAAAGGTTCTGGTGCAGTTAGTGGTAATGGTGAAGTAGTAGGTATTGCAGTGGCTACATATAATGACAAATGGTATTTTCCAATTGCTCATGGCGAAGCTCCTAACATGGACAGGAAAAAAACTTTAGAATGGTTTAAAGATATTTGTGGATGTCCAGCTACAAAAATATTTCATAACGCAATGTATGACGTATGTTGGATACGTAATTTAGGTATAGATATCAATGGTTTAATCGTAGATACCATGATTGCATGTTCTGTTTTAGATGAAAATAGATTTGCATATACACTTAATGCTTTGTCTTGGCATTATTTAGGTGAAGGTAAAAATGAAAAAGCTTTAACTGATGCTGCAAAGTCAAGAGGACTTGATCCAAAAGCTGACATGTGGAGATTACCTGCAAGTGAAGTAGGTGCTTACGCAGAAAAAGATGCGGAGTTAACTTTTAAACTTTGGCAACACATGAAAAAATTATTAGTTGAAGAAGACTGTCAACAAATATTTAATTTAGAGACTGATCTGTTTCCTTGTTTAGTCGATATGCGTTACCTAGGGGTGCGGGTAGACGTGACAAAGGCCAATCAATTAAAAAAAGAATTAACCAGAAAAGAAGAACGATTGATACACCAGATAAAAATAGACACAGGAATAGAAACTCAGATATGGGCCGCAAGAAGTATCCAAAAAGTTTTTGAAAAATTAAACTTACCTTTTGACAAAACTGAAAAAACAGGTGCACCTTCATTTACTAAAAATTTCCTCTCTATGCATCAACATCCTACAATTAAGATGATAGCAGAAGCTAGAAAAATAAACAAGGTCAATACAACTTTTATTGATACAATATTAAGACATGAACATAATGGTAGAATACATGCAGAGATAAATCAAATTAGATCTGATGATGGAGGCACAGTTACAGGTAGATTTAGTTACTCTAATCCAAACTTACAACAGATTCCAGCAAAAGATCCAGAGACAGGTCCCTTAATTAGAAGTTTATTTATACCTGAAGAAGGTATGAAATGGGGTACATTTGATTACTCGCAACAGGAACCAAGATTAGTTACTGAGTATGCGTTAAGATTTAAACTTGCATCTGTAAATGAAATTGCAGATTCCTATGATCATAATCCTAATGCTGACTTTCACCAATTAGTAGCAGACATGGCTAAGATTCCAAGATCACAAGCTAAAGTAATTAACCTTGGATTATTTTATGGTATGGGTAAAGCAAAACTAGAGGCAGAGTTAGGTGTAAGTAAAGATAAAGCAAAAGAATTATTTGATATCTTCCACACTAAAGTTCCATTTGTAAAACAGTTAACAAACAAACTTATGACTGCAGCTCAACGTAATGGTAAAATAAAAACTATATTAAATAGAAAATGTAGATTTCCTAAATACGAACCAGTATTAAAAGGTAATGACTGGGGTAAATATATACCTCCTCAAGATCATGAGAGAATGTTAGAACTACAAGGTATGGGTCCTTATATTAAAGATGAAGAAGGAGAATTTATAATTGATAAAGATGGTAACAAACAAAAAAATTACTGGCATGAAAATGATAGTCGTAGAGCGTTTACCTATAAAGCTTTAAATAAATTAATCCAAGGTAGTGCTGCCGATATGACTAAAAAAGCTATGTTAGATTTATGGAAGGAGGGTATTACACCGCATATACAGATACACGATGAACTTGATATATCTGTTGCAAATGATTTAGAAGCTGCAAAAATAAAGGATATAATGGAAAATGCAGTTGACTTACAAATTCCTAATAAGGTTGACTATGAATCTGGACCTAATTGGGGTACAATAAAATGAGGAGAAATTATGGCTTACTTAAATGCAAATATTCCTGTACAATATGCGCAAATAAAAAAGGAGTATTTATATGATCTTAAAAAACATCATGGAGAAGTTGAAGACTGCATTATCTTTGGTCTTAGCTCTTTGGGGGGTCGCGCTATCTTATGGCATGCACTTATGGAAAATGGCGCAATCTTTTATCGCTTACCTCTTAACGCGTTTATCCAACGTGGTTTCAAAGCAGAAGACGTACCAGCAAGAAGATTGGATGAATTGGAGCTTTGGAATTCTTTTAGTTATTATCCTGCTGTTACTAATTGGAATATTTTAAGCGCAGCATCCGGCAAATACATAGGAAAAGACAAGAAATGGCATCATGGGTCCTATCTATTTACAGTTGACTGGGCCCATCCTAATGGTAATATAATCGACACTGATCATTCAGAAATACCACACGAACATAAGTGTGCTCACATAATAGCCTTGAATGATGGCAATTATGCTGCCCAGCCAAACAATAGATGTATCTGGGACTTACCATCTTTTACAGTCAAAGATAATATTCCTGATTGGAAGGTGCAAACAAACGAGTGGAATGTAGAAGACACTGGTAAATGGAAAACTGAAGACACAGATAATTTTTTCTACGAGATTGAGGAAAAGAAACATGATTAAACAACCGCAAGCAAAAATGTGTGATGACTGCGGACATAAAATAAGTCATCATATACATGAAGGAATTAACAAATGTGCTCACTGTGATTGCAGTTTGAGTCAGGCACCAAGCAACAAATGGTGGGAAAAACTTATTAATTGGTTAACATAATGACAGAGGTAGCCAGGAATGAATTATTACTTTACAGGAGTATTGATTGTATTATTTGTTCTACTGGCTTTCTTTGTAGAACCAGGGTACATACCTAGATGAGCAATAAACCTCTCAACATATCGGAATCGGCTGCCGTGCAGATGCCGATGAAAACCGTAGCTAGTCTCATAATTCTCGTCGCAATGGGCGTGTTCGCTTATACGGAGCTGACTTCGAGGTTAGTATCGTTAGAGACATCCAGAGAATTATTTGAAAATGATTTGCTTAAAAAATCTGAGCAAGTGCCCGTTGATCAGGAGCAACATTTTTTACTCGAGGATCTTTATAAAAGTGTCGAGCAGATTGAAACAAGAATTGAAGACATGATGCATAACAAAGTTAAT